CAGATTTGGAATGACTACTATGCAGATAGACTAAGTGGTTATGGAAGAAAATTTGAGAAGTCAATTGAAATTTGGAATGAGTGGTTCGAGGGAACACACTATGTTCAAGAATATGACGGGTATTATGTTTATCTTCCAAGATATTCTGTTCCTCAAAGATTTGGTCTTGGTGGAACACCTCTTGACCACACACTATTTGCAATGAGAACACTTCTGAGAGATTTCCAAAAAGAATATGGTATTGAGAAATCAATCCTAACAGTTATCACTGATGGTTATTCTCATGGTTCTGATGTTCTTATGAGAACTGAAGCGACTAATGCTCAAATCAAAGAACAAACTAATGAAGAAATGGATACATGGAATGTTGAACAACATATAGAAATCATTGACCCGTATTCAAGAAGAGTCTACCCAATATCTACTGGAAGATATTACAGAGGTGGTGACTTCAAAAGAACTCAGAATATCCTCGACTGGATTGCAAAAGAAACTGGTGTGATTATCACTGGATATTTCGTTGTTGGTAAGAAACAAGACTTTGTTTCAATCTACAGTGAAGTTAAAAGAACAGAATACTATTCAGATTACAAAACTGAGTGGTTGCAGTGCAGAAAAACTGGTATGGTTGTGAAGTGTCATGGATACAACAAACTCTTCATTACCGCTGCTAGTGCAATCGGAACTGAAGGAAGTGATGAGTTAGACGAAGAACTGGTTGATGCAAAAAAAGTTAGAGTTCTAGCTGCATTCAAAAAGAACCAAAAGTCTAAAACAACTTCAAGATTTTTAACCAATGAATTCATTAAGGAGATAGCATAATGGAAGCAAAATATATGATGAATGAGACATTCATTTTAGAGAGAGACGATTACAGGGATTTTACCAATAGGGTTATGATTCTGCAATCAAGAAACGAAGAAGCACCGTATATCGTGGAACACGATTATATCCAAGACACTTTTGAAGTGACACTACTGGATAACAGATACACTTTACAAACAATCATGGAGAAAACACAATGAAGACATTACAAGTCGACCCTGCTTACTACATATCAACTGTAAACGATTATAGTAAATTTGCAGATGCAGTTATGGACGTGGGGCCTTCACCTTGCGTCAGATATGATTGTCCTATGATTAATGAATGTAAGACTGAAGAAAAAGAATGTTTTGCATTTAGAATTTGGGTCAACAATGGTGGTGAGTTGAATGAGAAACAACAACTAAAAATGGGAACTAGATTTGAATCAATTAAGTAAAATACTTGACAATGACCTTCACTTTTTAGTATACTATACAAGATGAGAAAATTAACTAATAACTTAAAAGGAGACTATATGGATAAAAGAAGTTATAATAGAGATGAATCGATTACCGTTGCTGGTAAACCGTTTCATTTTACACCCGATAGGAAGGAATTCTTGGAAGCACTTTCCAAGTCATATCCCGAAAAAACGGTGTTTACTAAAGAAGAAATTGACGCAGTGGGTTCATTCCCATACTGGGTTAAATCTTCAAGGTATGATTTTAGAGACAATGGTGTCTTCAATCTTACTCAAGTTATGGGTGGATACAACGGTGGATATACTGAATCTGCAATTGTCCCACCAGTAGAACAACCTAAAGTTGTTCCAGTTCCAGCACCAGTTGCTAGTTCTAACATGCCAGTTGCAGCTGCTACTGCTTCTGTTAATATGAATGACAATGTCAAAATCATTCCCGAGAAAATGTCTAATTATGTTCCTTTCGGACATTTCAAAGATGTCAAGAACATAATCAAGTCTAAAATCTTTTTCCCAGTATTCATTACTGGTCTTAGTGGTAATGGTAAAACATTAATGATTGAACAAACATGTGCTCAATTGAAGAGAGAACTTTTCAGAGTTAACATTACAATCGAGACTGATGAGGACGACCTAATGGGTGGTCACACTTTGGTCAATGGTAATGTTGTCTTCAGAGAAGGCCCTGTTATCAAAGCTATGAGAAAAGGTGCTGTCCTTCTCTTAGACGAAGTTGACTTGGGTTCTAACAAATTAATGTGTCTACAATCAGTTCTTGAAGGTAAAGGATACCTAATCAAGAAAACTGGTGAGTGGGTGACACCTGCTAAAGGTTTCACTATCCTTGCGACTGCAAACACTAAAGGACAAGGTTCTGAAGATGGAAAGTTCATTGGAACTCAAATCATGAACGAAGCTATGTTGGAAAGGTTTGCAATCACAATGCAACAAGAATATCCACCAGTGACTACTGAGAGAAAAATTCTTGCAAAAGAAATGGAACTTAGTGGAGACGTTGACGAAGAGTTCGTGACCAAACTAGTAGATTGGGCGGACATAATCAGAAAAACCTTCTACGAAGGTGCGATTGATGATGTTGTCACTACTAGAAGACTGGTTCACATTGTCAATGCATTCAGAATGTTTGGTGACAAACTGAAGTCAATTCAAATGTGTATTTCAAGGTTTGACGAAGAGACTAGAAATAGTATCCTCGACCTTTACACTAAAATCGACGCAGGTGTCGACCTAAATGCTGAAAACCCAGTTGACGAAACTGAGTCTTCAGAGTATAATGATTAATATGTTTGGTAAAAAGGTTAAATCAAAGTCAATAGACTACAAATATAACGAGGGAGAACTCTTAAAAGAGTTTTCCCAGTATATTGATAAGACCTATGACCAACATTATAGTTTAAACAAATACCAATCCACTGAATTTATTATTGACAGTGGACATGGTGAGGGTTTTTGTATCGGGAACATATTGAAGTATGCACAACGATACGGTAAAAAAGGTGGTAAGAATAGAGCAGACCTTCTAAAGGTTTTACATTATGGTCTATTCATGCTTCATGTTCACGATAAACAGGAGACTAAAAAGTGATGAAAATAAGTGATAATACAAGGGACGTTCTAAAGAACTTCTCAACAATTAACCAAGGGATTAAAGTGAGTAGTGGTAATACACTTCAAACAATCTCTAATATGAAAAACATTCTTGCAGTTGCAACTGTATCTGAGGAGTTTCCTCAAGATTTCAGTATCTACAATCTGCCTGAATTCTTAGGTGCAACCAGTTTACTGGAAGACCCCGACTTTCAATTTGGTGATGCAAGTTTAACAGTTGCAGACAACAATTCAAGTCTTGCATATTTCTATGCAAGTGAAGGTATGGTGACTTCACCCGAGAAAATGATAACAATGCCTGATGCAGAAATCGGTATTGATATCTCTTCTACACTTCTAAACGAGTTGCAGAAAGCTGCTAGTGTTCTAGGTGTAGGTGACTTAGTCCTATCAAGTGACGGAACAACAATCAAGTTGGAAGTGACTGATAAGAAAAATTCAACTTCAAACACATTCTCAAGAATTGTGGGTGAAGGAAATGGTGTTTCATACACTATGAACTTTAAGATTGAGAACCTTAAAGTGTTAGACGGAAACTATGAAGTTTTAGTTTCGTCAAAAGGAATCTCACACTTTAAAAACAAAGATGTGGATTTAGAATATTTTATTGCATTGGAGCCTGATTCAAAATACAATGTTTAACCTATATAATAGTGTAGGTATTGTGCTAGTCTCTGCAATGCATACGGGACATAAGACATCTCATCAATCTTCAAGGGTTCTTATGACAGTTAATTCGGAGGGGTTTTAACTCTTTATTATGAAACAAGAATTTTTATTCGTAGAAAAGTATCGTCCTCAAACAATTGAGGACACGATACTACCTCAGAGTCTTAAAGACACATTCAAAGAATTCGTCAATCAAGGTGAGATACCCAATCTTATGTTATGTGGTTCTGCTGGTGTAGGTAAAACTACAGTTGCAAAAGCATTATGTAATGAAATGGGTGCAGACTTTATCGTTATCAATGGTTCTGATGAGGGTAGATTGATTGACACACTAAGAACCAAAATCAAAAACTTTGCTTCTACAGTATCCTTAAGTGGTGGTGCAAAGGTTGTAATCCTTGACGAAGCAGATTATATCTCTGCAGACTCAGTTCAACCTGCGTTGAGAAACTTTATTGAAGAGTTCTCTTCTAACTGTAGATTCATATTCACTTGTAATTACAAGAATAGAATAATTCAACCACTACATTCAAGAACAACTGTAATAGATTTCAAACTAACACCAAAAGATAAACAAACACTTGCTGGTGTCTTCCTCCAAAGACTTAAAGAGATATGTGAGTTGGAAGATATCAAATATGAAGAAAAGGTTTTGGTTGAACTTATTCTAAAGTTCTTCCCCGATTTCAGAAGGTGTATCAACGAAGTCCAAAGATATGGTGTTGGTGGTGTTATTGACACTGGTCTTATTGCAACACTAGCCGAAGAAAAACTTACACCTCTCATTGATATGATTGCAGACAAGAACTGGAAAGGAATGAGAAAGTGGGTTGGTCAGAATAGTGATAATGACTTTGATACATTATACAGAAAAGTTTTCAATGCATTGGAACAAAGACTAGAACCTTCTAGTGTTCCAGCTGCAGTTCTTTTTATTGCAGACTATCAATACAAGTCTGCCTTTGCAATGGATTCAGAAATCAATTTCGTTGCATGTTTAACAGAAATTATGTCGGAGTGTAAATT